ATGAGTACCAGTTACTAACTTAATATATTGATTTGCTATGGTGATTTAATAGTAAGATGGATATAGGTAATAGATTGAATTGAACTTAGTTGATTGGGCCCCCCCTCCCCCCATAATAATATCTGTGTAATTATACACCCAGGAAATGTCTAAATGGGTTCCTACAACTACTATAATTACTACAGCTATACAACTACTGCATCACGATATATTTTATGTGTTTTGTCAATTGTGATATTAAACAGGTAAAATCTGCGTATTTCTTTCGCAAACTTTCGGCACTTCTTTGTTAACCGTTTTAAATACGCAAGCAAAATTATTATTTACGTAATCTGCTGCAAACAATTGACTTAAGAATATGACTTTGGAGCTATTTTAAAACGGAATTTGCACTATGACTTCAATTTATGATATAATAGCTATGTGTAGTAGGAGGTAAAATGGCTAGAATGGGCAAAAAGAAATATTCTGTTTTGAATAAACAGGATATTGTCCGTGCTACAGACTCTTTAACTGGTATTAGACCTACCGACAGAAAAGTTATTAGAGAATATATAATCTCTAATGGCTCAGTCTCACATATATCCCGTAAGTTAAAACTCTCCAGAAGAAGAATTTATTATATTTTAGTTAAACCTATAGTCAGAAAAGCATTGAAGAGAGCTTTTAGGAAAATAGGTATTGACATGATTAGTATAACAAGAATACTTAAATATGTTATGGTTCGACCTGGTGATTTTCATTATGATTTTAACAGACTAAAAGCTATAGAATTGTATGCTAAGTTAACTAATTCTTTGGCACCTAAGCAAATTCATATAGAAGGTGGTTTAGAGACTACTAAACAAATTAAGAAGACTGTAATTAATCTTATTAAAGTATTAGAAGCGGAAAAGGATGAGAGTTACAGAGCCGATAAGCAGAGATTTTGAAAAATTACTTACTATATTATCTTCTTCTCCTACAAGAATAGATAAGTTATCAGATAAAGATTTATCTAAGTTATTAAGGATTCTTAAATATAGAATAAGAAGAAAATGTAAGAAAGACTTGTATTTTCTCTGTAAATATGTTATAGGTTTTAAAGACATGGTATATAGGTTTCATTATCCAATATGTAAACGAGTTCAAAATAGCAATAGATATATTGTAAGAAGAAAAGCCTTAAGGTTTATACCAAGGAAATTTAGAAGACGATTGTGGTTATTGTTTAGAGGCTCTTTTAAGACATCCATTATTACTATAGGTCATAGTATTCAATTATTACTCTTAGATGTTAATCTTAGAATATGTCTTGCTAACTATAAATTGGCAAATGCAGAAGAGATGTTGACCATTATCAAAAATGTGTTTATGTATAATGATTTGTTTAGGTTTCTTTTTCCAGAATATTGTCTACAACCAAATAGAGAAGGAAAAATAGAGTGGGGAACTAAATCTTGTATAACTTTACCTAATAGAACTGATAAAACTTTGAAGGAAGGTTCAATTGAATGTGCAGGAGTTGATACTGGGTTGACTTCTCGTCATTATGATGTAATGAAAAAGGATGATTTGGTTACAGAGAAGTCAGTTACCACAGAAGACCAAATTCAAGCTTCAATAGATTGGGATAGATTATCTATTTCTTTATTAGATTCACCTGGTAGAGGATTTTTTGACTGGATTGGCACTATTTATGATGATAGAGATTTATATTGTCATTTGTTGAAGAGGACAGAGAAAAAACTACTTCGTCATGTTGTTAAGTTGGAGGATGAAAGTGGTCATTCTGTTTTGCCAGAAAGGATAAGTGATATAGAGAAAGAACATATAAAAGAAGAGCAAGGTGATTATATTTATAGTTGTCAGTATATGCTTGAACCTGTAGCATTAAAAGATAGAAAGTTTAAGCCAGAATGGTTTACTAATTATTGGGATGAATTGCCCAAGTTTTTTGCAGTATGCATTTATGTAGACCCTGCTAATGCGAGGAAGAAAACAGCAAAATATACTGCTATGATTGTGCATGCTGTTGATGGTAGTAAGAATTGGTATTTGATAGATGGAGTATTTGATAAACTTTCTCCTACGCAAAGAGTTGAGGCCTTATTTGGTTTAGTAAGAAAATGGTATAGTTATTTGAGATTAGTAAGTTATGAAACTATAGGTTTTCAAGAATCAGATAGAATTTTTATAGAGAGAAAAATGCATGATGAAAATATATTTTTTAGGATTGAGTCAATAGAGGCACAAGATAAAACAAAATTAGGTAGAATAGAAGGTTTGGTTCCTTTTTATGAATATAAGAAGATTTTTTTACCAAGAGAATTGAAGTATTTCTCAAAATATCATGGCAGAATGATTGATATTGTAGAGATGTTAAAATATGAAGCATTGAGATTTCCTAAATCTGAACATTTAGATTTATTAGATGCACAATCACAGCAATTGAGATATGTCCATGTATATCCTTTGTTGAAGAAAGAAGAAAAAAAGATGGTTCCAGGTTCTTTTGATTGGTATAGAATGAAGATTAAAAAGTATAATAAGAATCCCAAGAAAAGATATTATGAGTTAGATGAAGTCTGGGACAAGATTGTGGTTTGAGGAATAAATGGCTAAGAATTTAAAAGTTTCAGGTGAACAGATAAGAAAGTATAGAGCTTGGGTAAGGATGGCACGTGCTAAAAGAAAAGCAGAGTTTGAAAAGAGAGCTAATTTACTGAAGATGAAATATAAGTCTGGGGGAAAACCTGAGTGGGATGAAGATGCAGTTGAAGTTAATTTAGTATTCCCTAATATTGAAATAATGAAACCTTCAATATTTCCAAGAAACCCCCGATTTTTTGTGCATGCACAAAGAGAAAGATTTATTTTAGATAATGGTAGAATTTTAGATGGTGCAAAAGCAGCAAGTTTGTTAGAGGATGGGGTGAACTATGTGGCATATGCTACAAAATTGAAAAGAACTATTAAGCAAGTTAGAGATGATGCTTTATTGACTACTTATGGTGTTATATTCATTGGTTATGAGGGTGATATGGGTATAAATGAAGAAGGTAATCCATATATAGTAGAGGATTCTATTTTTGCTATTAGAATATCCCCTTATAGATTTTTAGTTGACCCGGAAGCAACAGATTGCTATACTTTTACTGATGCAAGGTGGGTAGCAAGAGAGTATAGAATTTTGTGGGAAGAATTTAAGGCAGATGATTGGTATGAAAATAAAGATGATATTAAACCTGATTCTGTGGGTTATGATTCAAAAATTGTTGAAGGTGGAGTTGGTGGAGAAAAAAGTGTTAATAAATCAATAATAGAATTTGCAGGAAAACATTATGAAGAACAAGATGATGCTAAAAGAATTACATTGATTGAAATGTGGATAAAGGGGGACCATGTAGAAAAAAAGAAAGTAGTAGTTTTTTCTATGGGAGGAAAGCCTAAAGCCCATAAAATTTTACCTTGGCCCTATAAGATAAAAAAAATGTATCCTTTTAGAGGTCTGGCATTTTATAAAGATAATGAAGAGTTTTATCCTATTAGTGATATAGAGCAATATTGGCCTCAATTAGAAGAACTTGGTAAAATAAGGACAGCACAATTAAAACATGTTAAACATTATGGTATGAGGAAAATTGTTTTGAATGTAGATGCTTTTGAAAGTGAGGAAGAAATACAGAAGTTAGAGGACCCGGATGCTGGTCCATTTATTAGAGTTCATGTTGGTGCTGCGGGGGATGTTAGCAAAGTTTTTAAAGTGGTTGAATCAGGTTCTGTTCCTGCTGATATGTTTATGGTAGATAAAAAGATTGCAGATGATATTGATAAAATTTCTGGCATTTCTGATATTAGAAGAGGAATTCCTCCACCAGGAATGGAAACTGGGATTGAAGGAAAAATTTTATATGGTGCTGGTAGTCAAAGATTAGCAGAGTTGAAGGAAGAAGTAGGAGATTTTTATGAGGATATTGGAAGATTGATAGTGCAGTTAATTAAACAATATTGGACAATTGATACTGTGGTTAGACGTTTAGGAACTTTGACGCCTGAATGGTCAGAAGAATTTAGTGCTGAAGATGTTGCTATTGAAGATGATGTAGAAGTTGATGTTGGTGAAGCGATACCAATGGATGAAGCAGTAAAGAAAAAGTTTGCTTTAGATAAATTGGAATTGATTGTGAAGGGAGCAACATCACCAGAAATCCGTCAGAAATTAGCTGAGGAAGGGTATGAAATTAAAATTGCAGAAGCTATAAAGGATGCAATTAGGGA